TTTCTATTTGGGCGGTTTGAATCATCCGTTTGACGTTAACGCGCGAGGTTTCACAGTTGAAGAAATGCTATTTGAGTACGAAAGACTAATGCAATCGACTTCAATGATACCGACTGAGGTTAACGTATCTAAGCGTCAATGCCGCAAGGTACACGACGAAAGATTTAATCCCGAACGCAACAACAGGACTGAGGGGCCGATCTATGGGAATCCGTGATTTAGCCGAAGCGGATCTCGGCCGTATTCTAGAAGACTCCGCGACGGGCTTCGGATACGCGATCGTATTAACGGATCCCGCGGGGACCATTCTACCGATCACGGGTTTCTCCAACGACATAGCGCAAGTGATCGACCCAGACACGGGGCAGGTTGTAAGCGGTAGGCTCGCGTCGGTAGCGTTACGCATATCGACGATAATAGCGGCCGGCTTAGGTTTACCTCGGGGCATAGCTAACTCAAAAAGCAAGCCGTGGGTCGTAGAATTTAACGACCTATTAGGCAACCCTCACAAATTTAAAGTTTTTCAAAGTAATCCGGACAGAACGATCGGAATGATTACGCTTATTTTGGAGTCGTACGCATGATCCAAACGTTGATCGATAAGCTGGACAGCTTCGAGCAAGTACGCGACGCAATTGTGGCTATTCTTGCGGCCGAGACAGCGAACCAGCAAATACTCGCCACGGCCGCCGCTAAGGATCCTAGTCTTTGGGCATTCAGTGTTTACGCCGAGCGCGCGAACCCTTGGGAAGCGTACCTTGAAGCGCCTTATCAAGCGGACCCGATCGTAAATGTATGGTATGAGAGCTCAACAGCTAACGCCTCAGCCTCAAACAGCATCGAACGACAAGATATGCGCGGCGTGTTTAACATTGATTGCTACGGCTACGCCGTAAGCCTAGAAACTGCAGAGGGCCACGCTCCGGGCGACCAGGCGGCCGCCTTCACAGCTTGCCGGGTCGCGCGATTAGTTCGAAACATCATACAAGCCGGACAGTATAAACACCTATTGGCGCGCGGCGTAGTGAACGAAAGAACGATCACAAGTGTGTCGGCTTTTCAGCCACCACAACAAAATTCTAGTATGCAACAAATTTTAGCGGTAAGATTAACTTTAAACGTACGGTTTAACGAATTCGCGCCAGAGTACGAGGGCGAACCGTTAGACTACCTCAGCATTAACGTGTTGCGGGCCGAAGACGGGTCGACATACTTTGACGCCGAATATGATTACACATTAGGAGACTAAAACAATGACGATCAGCACAGCGGTAGATCTTTCAGCAGTCGCGCGCGTCGTGGGCATTAGGACAAGCTACGTCGATTTAAGACAAGGCGGGTCGACCCTGCTACCGCAGCGTATAGCGGTCGTCGGGCAAGGCTCCACGGCTTCAACGTACAGCACGGTAAAAGCGCAAGTTACCAGCGCACAACAAGCGGCCGAGGCTTACGGCTTCGGTAGTCCCCTACATTTAGCTTGCCTGCAGTTGTTCCCGCAGAACGGCGATGGCGTGGGATCGATACCTGTTACGCTTTACCCATTAGAAGACGCCGGGAGCGCAGTAGCCGCCGCCGGAGATATTACGCCAAGCGGGACACAAACACTCACCGCGTCTTATGTAGTGTATATTAACCGGATCGCGTCGCAGTCGTTTGTCCTTACAGCGGCCGCAACGGTAGCAGACAGGACGCTAGCGATCACCAACGCCATTAACGGACAATTAGCTTTACCAGTTACCGCGACGGACAACGGGACAGACGTCACAATAACGTCAAAATGGCAGGGATTAACGGGTAACGATTTGGAGATTGAGGTCGTAGGCGGATCGACAGCGGGCACGGTCTTTGCTATTACTCAGCCAGTCGGCGGACTTATTGATCCAGACGTGACCGTCGCGCTTAACCAGATCGGCGACGTTTGGGAGACTTTAATTCTCAGTTGCTCAAACATGGGCGACACCGCAGCGCTTACAGCGTTTAACACGTTCGGCGAAGGCAGATGGGGCGCGTTGACGCGTAAGCCTTGCGTCGTGTTCACAGGTTCGACAGAGCCCTCGGTAGTTACAGCGATCGCAGTGCCGGAAGCTCGCAGGACCGAAAGGGTAAACGTCCAGCTAATCTCGCCAGGATCAAAAAACTTACCTTTAGTTATTGCAGCCGCTCAGTTAGCACGGATCGCCGTTGTCGCAAACAACGACCCCGCGCACGACTACGGGAGCCAGCCGGTAAGTTTGATCACCCCAGGCGCCGACGGCCAGCAATGGACTTACCTCCAGCGAGATCAAGCGGTCAAGGGTGGGAGCTCAACGTCGATCGTTAAAGATGGCGTTGTTAATATTTCAGACGTTGTGACGTTCTTCCATCCCCTCGGCGACACTTTGCCGGCGTATCGGTTTGTCGTGGACATTATAAAACTTCAAAACGTAATCTTTAACATCGACCTAGTGTTCGCGAATCCCGACTGGGACGGCGCCCCGTTAATCCCTAACGACCAGGCCACTTCTAACCGTTCAGCGCGTAAGCCGAAAGCCGCGGTAGCAGCGATCGCCGCAGTAGTCGACGGCCTAGCGTTAGCGGCCATTTTAAGCGACCCCGCAGCGATCAAGAAAACGATTATCGCGGGGATCAACGAGTCGAACCCTAAACGCCTAGACACGGCGGTAACGGTCAAGCTATCGGGCAACGCGGGGATCATATCGATTGATCTTAATTTCGGCTTTAATTTTGGCGCGGCGACTTTAGTCGCATAATCAGAGGGTTTTAAAATGGCAGCAACAGGTGGAAGCATTGAAAGCGTTACGATCAACGGGCGGGAATTTCCAGCCACTGCAGACTCGGACGTACAGCGAATCCTTGGCGGGTTTAATAACGAACTTTTGCCTAATGGGGACGGGACTAGTCGGCGCATAAAAACGCGAGTCTTACCGGCGTTTAAGGGGGTGGTTGTTGAGTGCGACGACGCGCGCGCGGATCAAGAATTTTTACAAGATATAGCGGACGGCGAGGCTCTTGTGCCGATCGCGGTTACGTACGCGTCGGGGTTACCATACCAAGGCAGGGGGACGATCGTCGGCGAGTTAGGATCATCAAACCAAAGCGCTACGGCAAGCTTCGACATAATGGGCGAGGGTAAGTTTACCCAGCAATAACCAAAAAACAACGCCGACGGGGTACGCCCTACCCATGCTCGTTCGCGGGACGTCGGCACCATAACAGGGCAGAAAAAAAATGAGCAAAATTAATTTAGAAGTAGCACAAGCAGAATTTGATCGATTTGTAGAGTGTATGGGTTTATTGCTTGACACCTCGAACATGGACGTGGAAGACAAAACGGCTTTTGATAAACAAAAAAATCGAATACTTGACGCGATGATCTCCGGTCATTTAGTTATTAACGACGACGGCGAAGCGGTATACACACCGTTTAGACCGACAAGCGGGCACAAAGAGCCGATCACGTTTCACGAGCGCACAGGCGCGTCGGTCCTTGCGATGGACGGCAAGAAGAAGGGCCACGACATGGCAAAGACCTATGCAATAATGGCCGAAATGTGTAAGGTCCACCCCTCGACGTTTTCGAAACTCGCCGGCCCCGATATTAAAACATGTGAGGCGGTGTACGCGCTTTTAATGGATTAGTCCGGGCGCGAGTAATCAGAGCGGGCGCGCTTGAGTACATACCGGCGCGCCAAGGCGGGAACACATACGCTAATGTTTACAGCGTTATGCTTTTACAGATAACGCGAGATTACCCCGGACTCCCGGACGTTCGGACTCTTAAGACATCAGAGATAGAATTTTTTTATAATGGCTTAGTGCCTGAGCTGGAGCGAAAAGAGAATGGCGGGAAGGTTTAGCGTTGAAACTATTTTTAAGGCAGTTGACAAGCTAACCGCGCCCGTTTCTCGTATGCAGAATTCGATCGGCAAATTTACGCGATCAGCTAGTGACGGCTTAGGTCGGTTAAACCGAAGGTTTTCAAAGGTCAGCGACGGGATCAAAAAGGTCGGCCGTAACATGCTGATCGGCGCGGCTGTAATTGGCGGAGCTATGACCTCCGTGGTTGCCACCGGCGCGCAGTTTGAGCAATCCATAGTTAACGCCTCCGCAAAATTCCCGGAGGGGGTCAAGCGGGGGACAGACGCATTTAAAGCGCTAGAAGACGCCGCACGCAAGACAGGATCAACCACCGAGTTTACCGCCTCGCAGTCAGCCGAAGCGATTAACTTTTTAGCTATGGCGGGATTTAACGCCGAAAACGCGATCGCCGCACTTCCTGGAGTCGTGGATCTTGCGACCGCTTCCTCTCTCGACTTAGGCACCGCGACCGACATCGCGTCGGATTCTCTCGGCGCTTTTAATCTAATGACGAAAGACTCCGGGCAGTTAGGGCGCAACCTGCAACGCGTTAATGATGTGATCGCCAAGACAGCAACGAGCGCAAATACAAGCGTGACAGACCTATTTGAAGCCATAAAAGACGGCGGCCCGGTAGCCACTACGGCGGGCGCTTCGCTGGAAACCTTCGCGGCTTTAGCGGGCACGCTAGCTAACGCCGGTATAAAAGGCAGTCGCGCTGGTACAACTTTAAAAAATACGTTTTTATCAATCGCGGCCCCTAGCAGCGCAGCGGCTAAAATACTAAAGCGCCTTAGCGTTTCAACGCAAGACGCCGACGGAAACATGCTGGACATAGTGGAGACGTTAGACAGTCTTAACAAAGCCTTAGACGGCTTGGGGACCGCGGAGCGCTCGGCTATACTTGAGGGGATCTTCGGCAAAATCCCGATTGCAGGCGTTAACGTTCTACTAGCAGCGGGAACCGACCAGCTAAAAGGGTACAGGCGGGCGCTTGAGGGGGCCGGCGGCGCTTCGGCGGACATGGCGGGTATTATGCGCGACACGTTACAGGGCCGACTAAACAGCCTTAAATCGGCCGTTGAAGGCGTTTCGATTAGCTTATTTAGCATGACAAACGGGCCGCTAGTAAACGCGATAGAAAAGACTACGGAGTATGTCAGAGCTAACGAAGAGTTAATCGCGACTAACATCGGCGGTTTTTTGGCGAAGGTGATCAACAATTTCGAACTAATCGTTACGCGAATAAAACAGATCGCGATCGGTTTGGCGGTATTCTACGCGCTAAATTTAGTGTTACAGACGTTCATCGTTATTATGACCGCAGTAAATCTAGTCATGGCGCTAAATCCGATCGGTCTGATCGTGCTTGGCGTGCTAGCCTTGATCGCGGCGTTTGTCGGCCTAGTGACGTATATTGACGAGATCAGCGAAGGGTTTGAAGGTATGCACCCCGTGCTCCAAGCTCTTTTAGCGCCCTTCGGGCTAATAATTAAAGCAATTAAATTTATAAAAGATAACATCGGCGTGATCTCACAGGCGTATGACAAAGTCGCAGGGTTCTTTAGCGACGACGCGGCGGACCAAGTCGACGGGCGGACCGGCGCGACTATGGTCACCCCTCAAGATCGGATCGCTCGCAGTATAGAAGAGAGCCGATCTACTAGCTCGGCGGAGGTAACGATCAAAGACGATACCGGGCGCGCGGCGGTCACAGGAGGTCGACTGGGAGACGGGATCAACATGATACAATCAGGAGGCTTTTAAATATGGCTAGAGCATTAGTTTTAACGAACCCAGAGCAATCTTTGTCAATATCCACCGTCACCGATCTATCGCTTGTTAAGTTCTCTTATTTAAACACGGAAACCCGCGAGCCCATTGTGACAGAAGTCGAGGTGGTTGTAGCTCGCGACGAGGTTACGAGCGCCCGCGAGGTGCTGCCCGTTTCTGGCCTAGTAAACTTAAATGGCTTCGTATTTTCTACCCTTTTAAATTCAGTATTGGAGATATAGCTCAAATGACTAAAGTAATCTCAACAAACGTTAACACGGCGCAAGAATACCAAGACGCGCTCGAAAAACTTTATCTTTTCGGAGAATTAACGACAACGGCGTTGATCGCCTCAACTGAGGTTTATCCGGCCTCAACAGTCATAAACACGATCGGGTTTACAGCTAGCGCCGATCTTGGAAAGGGAGATTGGAAACAAACCGGCCTGGTCGGTCAACCCGTGAGCCGAAGCCCTGCACAACTAGGAGACAACCTTTTAAACGACGGCTTGGGCAATCAGTGGTCCCTTAAGAGTTACCCTCACAATGTACACATGCTCGGGGCAGTTGGCAACGGGGTCATTAATGACGCGCCCGTGTGGGAGGCATACTTAACCACTTACGCGATGTTCGGGTGTAACGGGATAAAGGGTAAAGTTTACGGCGTTGCGGGGGATCTAGTTCTACCGTCTAGGCTAGGTATGAAAGACGCGGAGTTCTTCCAGCTAACCCCCGCATCTCAAACACGGACACTCTACAGCCCATCTAATTTGCATTGTAATTTTGAAAATGTAGAAGTAAACCGAGGCACTGATAAAAACGGCGGTAGCTTAGCGAATAGTGCTGGCTTTTGGATAGTCGGCGGAGTCATTAGGGGTAGAGACATAAGCGCTACGGGTAATGGTTTTGGTTCTGGAATGTCTTTCCATTTGTTTGACGATCTAATCATATACAGCCCAGTGGTCTATGATAATTTTGCAGGAGATAGCACAACAGCGGCTTTATCAGACGATGTTTTCCAAGGATTTTGGTTAAATCGAGGCGAAAAAGCACAGGTTTATGCCCTTTCTGTTAAAAACACTACAGTTGAATGGACAGGACAAGCGCCGACGACGAGATTCAACAGAGGTGTCTCTGTAGGTGGTACAAAAGACTTCACGTTCCACGGCGGTATAGTTGACACCGTGGGCCAGGGCTGGGACTTTACAGGGGACCAACATACTACTAGATTCAGCGTACTCGGTGCACATGCAAATAACTGTTATTCTTGGGGGTTTAAATCCGCAAACACTGCAACCTTTGGGGCCTACATAGGGTGTCATACTTACAGAGCGGATTTAGGGGGTTTTGTTGCAAGCGCGCCGGGTGCCGTAGTAGCCAACCCGCCCGAAGAATATACACAAAATATCGTTTACACTAACTGCACAGCAACAGAGACCGGCTCCGTAGGTAACTGGGCAGGGCTTGCTACGATTGCGGGCTTTAGAACTGGTAACACCCCGGTATACCCGACGTATCCTCAGGGTATACAGTGGCTTAACTGTATAGCCAATAGTACAACTGCAGCGTTTGGGTTTTTTAATGAGATAAATAGGAACGCCGCAATTATTAATAACTGGGTTGAAGAAAGTGGGTGCAAGTCGTTCGGTCACACAGACGCAGCATTCCGTGGACTAAACTGCCCTTATTTAGACCGTAGGACAGCTACAGACCAGCCCATACCCTCAGGCACCGCGACAGTAGTATCTTGGGACGATAGTCTATACGACGGATTTAACGGATTAACCTCTGCAACTGTGAATACAATCCGCCGCGACGGAGTGTATACCGTCAAGGCTAGCGCCGAGTTTGAAGGCGACGCGCTAGGGGTCAGGTCGATCCAACTGTACCTTAACTCGGGAGGAGGCGGTCCTAGAAGGACATCAGCACCGAGCGCAAACGGCACTACGGTAGACATTAGTCATACACAAAGGTTTTCCGAAGGTGATACAATTGAAGTATACGTACAGCAAGATAGCGGCTCAACTTTAGATATAAAGAGCGGACAGACTACATTGACCGTAACCGGCGAGACTCAGGCAGGTCGTTCAGTATAACTACCTTTGATAATTAAACGGTTTAGCGCGGTTGATTTAATTAATCGTGCTAAAATTAAACCAGACTACAAAATGAGGCCAAAATAATGGACACAGTACTTGACGTATTAAATATAATAGCCGTTGTTATCGCTATCGCATCAATAATAGTGAAACTCACCCCGACCCAAAAAGACGATGCGTTTATGGCTAAGTATAAACCTTACCTTGACTTTTTCGCTCTGACCCCTAAAGACGCTAAAAAATAAACAACATTAAATAACTGGGAGAGACTATGGCGTGGCAGGACCGATTAAACGAAGCAGCGTACACGCCACCCAACGGCCCACGTCTTGTCTTAAAGTACGAAGAAGTTCGCACGGCTACCGAGCTCCGCGGATCCCGCTTCCAGTTCGCCAACGTTGAGGGGACGTACGTCCAAGGGACAGGGTCAAGCGGCCGCGAGTTCCCTATGCGCATATATTTCAACGGCGAAGATCACGACACGCAAGCCGCCGCGTTTTTGAGGGCTTTGAGGGACACAGGCGAGGGCACGCTAGAACACCCGATCGCTGGTCGCGTTCAAGTGGTCCCCCTCGGGCGTATCGTTCAGCGTAACAACTTAGCAACGGCGGCAAATGAAAGCGCCTTTGAGGTTACTTTCTGGGAGACTATCGGCGCGTTATATCCAAGCAGTCAGAGCGATCCAGCGAGTGACGTTCTCGCGGCGGTCTCAGGGTTTAACACTGCAGTCGCAACGGCGTACGAGGGCGACATAAGTCTTGAAACAGGTAGCGAGTTAGCAGAACTAACAAACGAGATAAAAGCGCGGACCGAACAAGTTAAAAAGTTTTTAACGCCAATCGCAGCCACGGTCGAGAGCGTATCAAATCAATTCGACGACATAGCGGACAGCATAACGGGCGGGATCAATGTCCTCGTAGGGACACCCCTTACCCTCGCTTTTCAGATAGTTCAGTTAGCCCAGGCCCCCGCTAGAGCCTTCGCGTTATGGCAAGACAAGATCGAAGCTTACGCCAACCTTGCCGCCAACATAACGACAGCCGGCGCCCGGACCCCGACAGTAGACCGCACCGCTCAAAACTTATTTTTAACCGATGATCTCTACGCAAGCGGAGCGCTTACGGGGGTAATCGTTGGCGCAATTAATAACGAGTTTACAACGCAGCCGGACGCTATAGAAGCCGCGCAGGCCATACTCGCACAAGCCGGAACGCTCAACACTTGGCGCGAACAAAACTTTGAGGCGCTAGGCGAGACGGACACAGGCGAGAGCTACCAGCAATGGCAGGAAGCCGCGAGCCTTTGCGCGGGCTTTTTGGTACAAATAAGCTTTACTCTTGCGCAAGAGCGGATCATTACCACCGAGCGCGACCGTTCGATAGTCGATTTATGCGCCGAGCTATACGGGTCGGTAGACGACAAGCTGGATTTTTTTATTAATAGCAACAGCCTTACAGGCGACGAGATCATAGAGATCCCCCGCGGGCGTTCAATTAAGTATTACGTATGATCACGGTAAAGGGTGACACGTTCGAAAGCCTAAGCCGGCGCGCGTACGGGTCGGAGTCGGGAGCCGCTCAGATACGCAAGGCAAATCCGGGATATACCTCGCCGTTTTTAGCCGGCGTTCAAGTTTACATACCACCACAGATCGGCGCACCAACTAACCGACCGCAGCGAACGACCGGCGATCAAGTCGTCGTTATAGTTGGCGGGGTTAAGTTTCAGTATTGGAACGAGATTTTAATAACCCGGTCTATTGACGCGCCGCCCGCGATTGAACTTTTGGCAGTATGGGAGCCAAGCAACAAAGAGATCCGCGACGTTTTCCGGCCTTTCAGCTTTAAGCCGATCGACGTATTCTTAGGTGATAAGAAACTATTCACCGGTGACATGGCCACGGCAACCCCGAGCACCCGAAACGACGGGAGCACGATCACCGCTTCGGCGCAAGGCAAAACGGCGATCCTCAGCGATTGCACGCCGCCCGCGTCCGCCTACCCCCTTTCGTTTACCGGTGACACCCTCGAAACTATCGCGGCCGCGCTAATCCCAACACTAGGGGTCGCGGTGCGGTTTGAAGCCAGCGCGGGCGCACCATTTAAGCAGATTGACGTCTTAACGGGCGATCGGGTTATGCCCCTAATCGTTAAACTAGCAAAACAACAGGGCCTTGTAATTGGCGAGACGGTAGACGGCGCGGCGTTGTTTACTAAAGCGGACAGCACAGCGGCACCAGTCGCGGTACTCTCAGCCGACGCGCCGCCTGTACTACAGATCGACGCCAAGTTCAACCCACAAAATTATTACAGCCACATTACCGCGATCGCTCCGACTATTGTCGGACTCAAAGGCGAGCAGGTTACAGTTAAAAACCCGTATTTAACCAACATTTTGAGGCCATACACTTTTGAAGCGGATGACAGCGGCAACGAAACCTTGCAGGAAATAGCCGAAGCGAAAGCGGGGAGAATGTTCGCGAATATGGTCTCGTGGTCGGTGAAGCTTGCGACATGGTACAAGCCGGACGGATCAACATGGCAGCCGGGCGAGCGTGTAAAGTTGTCAGGCGATACGGCGATGATATACAAGCCTACCATTTTTTTAATACGGTCCGTAACACTTGCACAGAACGAAAGCAGCCGGTCCGCAACGCTTGAACTAGTTTTACCTGGCGGCTTTGCTGGGACTATACCGGAGGCACTACCGTGGGACGAATAGGTAAGGTTTTAAGCTGGGTAGCAAAAGCCTTGACCGGAGATGTCCGACATGACGTCGGCGGCGGCTCAGTTCATAATAGCCAGCTTTTCAGCGATAGCGGAACCGACGCCCCGCCGATGGCCGCCGATTACGTCTACGCGGGCGAGACACAAAGCCGGAACCGGTCCGCGGTTGTTGGCTCGGTAGACGGTAAGAACGCCAGCGAAGCAACCCCAGGTGAGCGCAGGACATATGCGCGCGACACGGCCGGAGCGATCGTAGTAACGTTGCATTTAAAAGCGAACGGCTCGGCTAGACTTTTCAACGGAAACGGGTATATTGAGTTAAAAGCAAACGGCGAGATTGAAGCTAACGGGGCTAAGATCACGACAGACGGCGACGTAGTAACAGCGGACGGCGTAAGCCTTAACAATCACAAGAACCTCGCAGGCTCCGAGCTTTTCGACAGCTCAGGGAGTCCAGTTACCGGTAAAAGTGGAGCACCCGAGCAATGACAGATGTTTTAATACAACAGACTAACAACGAAGGCGATATCGAATGCGTCGGGGGTGTTGTGACGTTAACCGGCGGCTTTGAGTCGGCCGTTTATTTGTCATTATTTGGAGGACCCTCCCAGTGGTGGGGGAACTTATTAGAGACAGACCCCTCCAGGCAGTACGACGGAGAGACTGAAAAAGCTCTGAATGGAGTCCCGGCCACTCCGGCAAACCTCCGCAAAATTGAGCAAGCCGCACAGCGCGATCTCTCTTGGCTAATAACAACGAAAGCGGCTAACACAGTTAGCGTATATGCTTCAATGCCGGGCGTAAATAAAATCAATTTTTTGATCTCGATCTCCGCGGTCGGCCTTGAATCACAATTCGAATTTACTGAGAACTGGAAATGGCAATAGTCACACAAACAACAGCGCAGATCAGCGACAACATAGTCGCACAGCTTGAAGCCTCTCTAGGCCAAGCCGTGCCCCTATTGCCTCGCGCGTTTATCCGCGTTCTAACTAAAGCGATCGCGGGGGTATTCGTGATCCTTTATAAATACGGCGGCTTTGTCGGGCTAATGCAGGTCGTGAAATACGCGCCGTACGCAGAGACCACGATCAACGGTCGGAAATTTTCGCCGCTTATCGAGTGGGGTGTCCTTTCGGGCATAGGCTACCCGTCGACAGCAACGCGCGCAGAACTACAAATAACGATACCGGTGGCAATAGGGGGCGAAACAATACAAGCCGGTGAGACGCTATACAGCGCCGTGAACGGGTACACGTATGCGACGACTTCCGCGGTTGTTTTGTCCACGCCTTCCGTTGTTGTGAATATTCGCGCGATCGGTGATCCTAACGGCACAGGTGGAAAAGGCACGGAGGGCAACATTCCGATCGCCTCAACGCTCAAATTCACGAATACGGGCCTAGAGGTCACAGTAGCGGCCGAGGTCACAGTAGCAGCGGACGCGGAGAGCGAAGTGCTCTACCGCCAGCGCGTCGTCTCTAGGTTTAGCGCGCCGCCTCAAGGGGGGGCGTACTCAGATTATAGAATTTGGGCGACAAGCGTCGCGGGAATATCGAACGCGTACCCTTACACGGGCGCCACCGCCGGAACGGTTTCCGTTTACGCGGAAGCAACGGCCGCAAGCAGTGGAAGCGCGGATGGTATTCCAACAAGCGGGCAACTTTTAGCAGTCTCGGAAGCGATCGAACTAGATAGCGGGGGCATCTCAAGCCGCAGACCGATCGGGTCTTTGGTGACGGTCTCCGCGATCTCGCGCACGTCTTTTGACGTGACGGTGACAGGTTTAAGTGTAACCGGGTCACAGGCAGACGTAGAAGACCAGATCAGCGCGGCGCTTTTAACGTATTTTGCAAGCCGCGCTCCATATATTATCGGACTTGATACGCAAGGCAGGTCGGACCGTGTGACGTCTACGGCGATCGGCGGCGTAGTGGACGATGTCGTTTCGGCGGCTAACGGCATATTTACAAACGTTGTCACTACCGAGGGAGGATCGGCGGTAGCGCTCTACACTTTAGGCCAGGGCGAAAAAGCTAAACTCGGGACAGTGACCTACGCATGACTATTTCAGCAACGGAAACCTCGCTAGTAATTACGGGGCCCGAAAGTCGTATCGGTTCAGTTACGATCACTACGTTCTTGGGGAATGTCGGGGTGCTAGACATGTCGCTAGCTACTAACGAAGGCTTAAGCGCGATTGAAGCGGACACAGGGTATACTCTAACGTTAGCGGGCTTTGTGCGTACGCTCGACGCGTTTCCCGAGAGCGAAATTTCGTTTGTTTATAATCGTATTTCACGTACGATCCGGCATTTACTGCCTAGTGGTCGCGCGTGGCGCGCTACTATCGATAAGCCTCTTCGCCAGTTCTTCGCGGGACTTGGGGAAGGCTTGCAAGCTTTCCGCGTGAATTTTGACGCCGTAGCCGAGGACATGTACCCCGCTACAACGCGAATTTTAAGCGAGTACGAGGAACAGTTCGGGCTATACCCTTCGACGTTAGAGACTCAAGAGCGCCGCGATCGAATAGCCGCGGCGTGGAAAGCTAGGGGCGGACAATCGCCGCGATATATACAAGACACTCTACAGGCCGCAGGTTTTCCCGTGTTTGTGCATGATTGGTGGGAGACCGGGACGACTAACGCGAGAAACCCTTTTGACGTGCTGGGTGACTCTTCGACTAGCTCGGCTTTTAATGTGGTAAGTGACGGAGCAACATCTTACACGAACAATCCTAACGCGGTGACGGGGGCGGCGGGGGGAGCTAACGGGTATTTGTTAGTAAACTTGCCGACGACCGTCAACTACTTGATCCCCGTAAGTTCAACGCTATGGCCGTATATTATTTACGTTGGCGGTGAAGTGTGGGGGGGCCGGGCAACCGTACCGTCGGCGCGGCGTGACGAGTTCGAAACCCTTTGTCTAAAAATCTGCCCGCTCCACCTTTGGATCGGTGTACTAGTGGAGTATTCCTAGAATGGCTTTAAAAATAGCAGCACAATACGCGAACACCGTCGCCGCGAGCGCTTCATACCCAGAGGGTTCGTTTAAAAACGAAACCGCGCCGGGCGCTTTAGACGGTACGCCCCTAGAGAAAGCATGGCCGGACGACATACAAGGGCTTTTACAGTCCCTTTTAGCAGCCGCGGGGATCTCCGCGACGGGCAACGCCGACACGGTTCTAGCGCCTCAGTACCTGGCGGGGATCTTTAATCTTAGGTACTACAGCCGCGTTGACTACAATGTAGGGACGAGAGTCACGGGATCAAACAGTGTGGTCTATGTTGCGATAGTAGCAAACGGGCCCGGTACGACGATCGTCAACCCAGTGGGCGGGGCTGCAGGATATTGGATCACTGAGCAGGCGGCAAGATACGACGACGATAACCCAGTCGGGACGATCCGAATGACGAATTATACGCCGCATAACTTCCCCGCAGGTACTTGGACCCAAACGATGGTCGGACGTTTCCCCGTTGGTGTTAACGGCTCTGACCCGCTTTGGAACGTGGCGGGAGAGACGGGGGGCGCTAAGGCTCATAACCATAGTTCGGGGGCACTCTCGGCGGCGGGGCACTCCCTAACGATCGCGCAAATCCCCGCGCATACGCACATCGCAGGGATCCCGACCGTAAATAATCAATCAGGTCAATCGGGCCCCGCATTAGAAAGCAACTTACAGCAGGCGTCCGTCCCGTTTGATGTCACCACGTCAAGCGCCGGGAGCGGAGGTGCGCACGCGCACACCATTTCCGGCAATACGGCCACACAAGACAACATACCCCCGTACGAGGCGGCGTTTTATTGGCGGAGGACTTCATAGTGAAGCTATGGGACATCGTTAAAACAGTCGGTAGCGCGGCGTTACAAGTTGCGTTACCCGGCACGGGGTCTCTTATAGTGGGGGCGGTTAACGAGTTTTTACCGGACGACAAAAAGCTCCTAGCGGGCGCGACCGGTGACGACATCGGCGGCGCGATCTCTCGTCTACCTGCAGCTGATCAGGCGGCACTACTTGAAAAGGAATTCGACGTCGAGGTTACGCAAATTAAGGAGGGTAATTCCACAGTGAGGGCTATGCTCGAAAGCGACGCAAAAAACCCGCACAGTACGCGCCCGTATATCGCTAAAGGCTCTTTTCACGTAGTAGCCTTTTCTATTGTTTCGGTCGTGTCTGTGTGGGCTTACGGGGTCATAGCAGGCGACAGCGTTGTGATCAAAGCGGTGGTCGAGGGTTGGCCGTTTATACTCGCGGCGATCGGGCCGCTTGTCACTTTGCTTTGGGCATACTTTGGGGTCCTTAAGCAAGAGCACAAAAACAAACTAGACGCCGCCAACGGGGGATCGACTCCTGCCAGGTTCTCAGGCATACTATCAAAAATACTTAATCGAAGGTGATCGACTATGGCAGAGCAAAAGAAAAAAACCGCACCCGCTCCGGTAGAAACAGTCGGGGGCAGGGGCAAACAACGCCCTCCTAAAAAAACAGAGCAGAAAGACGCAGCGCCCGTCAAATGATCGACACGGCGATAACGGCGCTTATGTGTTGCGCGCTGATCGCCGCATTATTCCAGCCCAATCTTCCGCGACTTCTCGCGGCGGGTATTTTCCTTTCCATTACCGCCGCCCATGAGGTATTCTTGTCGTCCTTAGTCGGGTTTAGTTACCACGGGTCGGCTGCAATTTTTGACTTACTCATAATAATATTAGTTAGCGGCATACGCCCCTTGCCTGAGCTAGTCTTGTCGTTGCATCGTATATGCGCCGCGTCAATACTTATTAATGTGACGGGTTGGGTGATTTGGGTTTTGTACTTCCCTCCGATTCTGTACGACCTAGCCTTTGTCGCGCTATACGCGTGGCTAGTAGTAACTTTAATCAGTAGGGATAAAAAAAATGTGGGAGGCAATACACTGGATCGCGGCGGTTTTGGCTTTCGTTTCGATCGTGGTACATGCAGCCACTTGTTTAATAAACACGGCGGCAAGATATGAGCGCGAGAGACGTAGTTACCGAGATAGTGCAAAACCCGAGGATAGCTTCCGCGGTGGCAAGCCTAACGACAGGGACGGGCGTAGGAACGATCCTTGACTTAATTCCCGACGATATCGGCAAACTCGCGACGTTGGTCGGTATTGTTTTAAGCACGGTATTAATATACACGCACTGGAGAAAGGGCCGGATCGAGTATGAAAAAACGCGACTAGAGATCTTACTGCTTAAACAGAAAGAGGCGGAGCGCGTAGAAGCGGCCCGCCTCGGATCAAACGAGGACTGAAGCTATTTTTTAGGATTCGAACGTATTATCCCCCGAACGTGATCGCGCTTGAACTTTTCGACCTGCTCAACGGTCGGACTATACGGTATCAGATACCGGGCGATCGATCTTTTGCTATCTTTAAACTTGATCGCTATCTCTCCTAGGCTTGCGCCCTCGGCGTACATCTCGGCAATGCGATCGCCGCGCGTTGGTAAAAACAACTTCGCCCATTCTTCTAAATCTTTGCTCATACTTTTTAATCCTTTTGATATCGTTGGTGTGTCCAGCCGGCCGCTTTTAACGGCCACCAGCTAGCCCAGGCGGGACGCTCAGAAAAGACGGCGCACATGTCGTCTACTGACCCAAAGTCCTCGGGTACTTCTGCGCAACCTTCGTCGTGTGTGTGCATTACGATCGAATAGCCGGCCGCTTCGGCGCGCTCAAGTGCTAAGAATTGAATATCGGCGCTAACCGCTTGTACATAGTTTTCAAATAGTCGCCCGCCGTAAGTTTCTAAGACTTGCCAGCCTACCGCGCCTTTTTTTGGGTTGCTATTGTGGCCCTCAAAGGTGATTCGCCAAGTGTCACGGACTTTAGTCTTAACCCATTCACCGTCGATCCTTTCGCTAGTACAGTCGCGCCCGAGCTTGTCGTGCGTTTGTGTCAAGCGTGGCTTGTGGTAGTGCAGGAAGCGCCCAGAGGGGAGACGACAAAACAGTATATCATTGTGGACCGCGTAACTTATGTCGATGTAAGGAAAGCACTCGCCGGGGTTCAGTATGGCTTTGATCGCCATGCCCTCAAGCCCGAAAAGCTCTGGTTTATAGTCCCATTTACCCGGCCCGCAGTGTGAATATTGCCCGCCCCACGCGCGTTCGATCTCCGGCGACTCGGCTCTCCACTTTAAAATATCGGCTTTGATCTCCGCGTCCGTCATAAAGTCGCCCGCACCAAAGGCCAGAAACGCCCCGATCCAGCCGCCGTACCCCGCCGCGAGCTCGCGCACTTTGCCGATCGTTTTTCGGGCAGGGTGGTGCATGCCATTGTCTTTTTTATATTGTAAAATTTCTGCAAAAGAGATCCCCGTAGCATTGGCGGCGCTTTGCTCGTAGATCTTCCCGTGTGTGCCGAATATATCGATCCGCCATTGGCAACGCGATACGCACGCGGCCGCCACGGCTTCGATCGCCGAGAAGTCAACACATATCAGCTTTTTACCTTTTGAGGCGATGAACAGGCCGCGCAGACAGCCGCACATAAGCGCCACCACGTCGCCCCAAACGTCGATCAGATCGTCAAGATTTTGGCGCATGATGTCACTTATAGCGTATTCGACAGACTCAACGGTCCAGTCGTTATTTTGAGTAAACCGATTATTCATGCACTCTGGGCAGTCTTCGCACTTTGCGCCGACATGGCGGCCGCAAAAGTCGCACGTCTTAGACTTGGGTCCTTTGGCTGTTATGTTTTGCAGTTGTGCGCCGCCGGAGCTAGCGCGCCCGGTCCGGTCCGCCCCGCAGTACATATATTGATCGCGTAGGCGCCCGTCGCTACTGACTTGTAATTTTATTGTGTGAAGCTTTTTAATATTCGCGGATCCTAGCGCTTGGCGGATCTCAAGTGCTCGGCGTACGTTGTGCCCTAGCGCGTCGCGTTTTAAAAACTCCTCGATCGTTTCGGCTTGCATGTCGGGCAAATTAATGCCAACGGACGAAAGCCAGCGCAAAAAAGATGCCGTTTCGTTGACGGTGCCGACCGCCCCGCCGGTGATCTCGCACAACTCAAGTGTAAAGCGCTTTGTCACTTCGTCGAGTATGTAAAGCATGGCGTCGAGCGCTTTCACGTCTACTTGTACGCCGCGCGCGTTGATAGTCTGATCGTGTAACCATTGGCGGCGCTCGGCTCCGGTCAGGTCGGGGATCCGTGCGGCGGCGTCGTCTTCCGCTTTTACGTCGTCAAGGTTATAAGTGTAAAATTTTGCAAAGTCCGCCCAATCGCTTAAGGGCGTGCGCCTAAACGATCGGCGAGCCTTTGTCAAGCTATGAGGGCGCGTTAGTTTTTGGATCAGTGCTTTACCCGCCGGATCCTTTCGCATTGAGTCAAGGACCGTCGCAGCTTTATCAAGGCCACCAGGCAAGCTAAAGCGGCGAGACCTGGACATAACGCAAACGGTCTGATCGAGAGGTAAGAGCGGCCAGCCGTGCTTCCGCACGCCGACCACGTTCCAGATCCACCATTCAAACGTTGAATTCCACGCCTCGATCATACCGCCGCTGGCAATGTGACCTAATAGGTCGCGCGGCTCAGGTGATCCGGGGATCCAAAGCTTGCGCCCTTGGCCGTTCTTCAAGTCGTACGCGAGCGACAAGATCGCCGCGCTTGGGTGCGTTGCGTAGTTGGGCGTCCCGACAAGAGGCAAACCCCCTTGCTTGCCGGTTCTAGCGCTTGTAACCTTGCCGGTCGCGTGATCGATAGTGTAGCCGGCTTCGCTGTAGGTCTCAAAGTCCATCGACGGAAGCACGGTCGAGCGAGTGATCCCGACGTTTTCGATTATCTGTCCGGCGCGTAGGTCGTAAGGCTCGACCGAGACGCAGAGGTCGTCGGCGTGCAGGTCGTCGGTCCAGAACGCCGCGTCGCTCTCGGGGTGGTAGAATAGCCCTAACACTACAAGCCCTCTTCGTCGGCGTCGAGCGCTTCACTAGCGCCCCATATAAAGCGGGCGGCGTAAAAAACGGCTTTAATCTTACCTAAAAAAGTTAGATCAGCGATTAAAATATATTTAGGGTTACGCACGCCCCGAGGCGCGGCGCTTTTAACGCGCGCTTTGACTAGGTCGTCGTTATGTGTAAGGACCAGATCGCCGCGTAGGTCTAGGATCTGTTTTCCATTTAAACGGTAAAAGTACATTACTCGATCCCCTTTTTTAGCCACATGATCGCCTGTGAAAAGTTCATAGCGGCCCACGTTAGCTCAGCGAACCCAGCCCCCGCCGCCTCGGTTTCCATCAACAGCTCGCCGCCTTGGGCCTCCAAGTCTTTGATCTTTTGTTCCAGTGTTTCTTTTGGCATAAGTACCTCAAAAGCGCCCGCGGTTTAGACGGGCGCGGGTTGCTTTATTGTGGTAAATAGTTTGTCGCTTGGCTTGGGTAAGGGTTACCGTTGCCTTGCGCCTGCGCGCTTATTAGCTTAGCCATACCCCATTCCACTAGCTGGGCTTCGGTGTGACCCTCGGCCATCGCTTTCTCGTACGTTACCGGTGAACCGGGCAGCATCTCAACGCCTGGAGCGGGCTTTTGTTGAGCGTATGGGTTACCCGCGCTTTGTTGTTGTTGTTGTGGCGCGCTTATTAGCTTAGCCATACCCCATTCCACTAGTTGGGCTTCGGTGTGACCCTCGGCCATCGCTTTCTCGTACGTTACCGGCGAACCGGGCAGCATCTCAACGCCTGGAGCGGGCTTTTGTTGAGCGTATGGGTTACCCGCGCTTTGTTGTTGTTGTTGAGCGTACGGGTTACCGCCTCCTTGCGGTTGTTGTTGTTGAGCGTGAGCGCCGAAAGCGGCCGCCGCGTTAGCACCGCTACCGCCGATCGTGATCGGGCTTGCCCCCGCAGAGACTAGAGGGCAAAAGCCTTGCAAACCGAACCCGATCCCTTTTTGCTTGTTTTCATAAGGGAACGAATTCACCAAAACATTCACTTTTTGACCAGTAAAAAGCGTAGGCCCCCAGACCATAGGCCCTTGTATGAGTTCGCCGGTTTCGCTGTAACATTGCGGCGCGTGTTGGGTCTTAACACTCATTTTGATCCAGCCATTAAAAAGCCCGTCTAAGTCGGACGCCCCTAGGACTTTTAAAGGCCAGTTGCCGCCGTTCGGCATAACCCCCGCCCATTTTGAGCGCTGCAGCTCTTGCGCGGCTAGGCTCTCTAGTAGAAGCTTATCGGAACTAGTCGGGGAGATCACTATCCCGAGCTCATAGCTCAGAACCCCCTCGTTGTTAGCCTTCGGGATTTTTATACCTTCCCAGACTACGGTCGCGCCTTCGATCATTACATTGTTTTCGTCAATTTTTGACATAATCTAGATCCTTTTAAATGCCTTGGCTACTTTAGAGTCCGCGGCTTTGGTTAATTTTACGCCCTGAAGTGGGCGCGTTGTGATTGATTTTATCATCGCCTTAAGGCTTTCGTCCTTCGCAGTCGAAAGCGCCTGTGTGGGCGTTATTAGTCCCGGTTTTGCGACTTCAAGGCCGGCCGACTTGCAGAGCATGATCACGACTGCAGGATCAGCCGTCCACTTTAAGTTCCCGCGGGCGCTTTCTAGCGTGTACCCAGTGCCCGGCGTCGAAGCTTTGATATGCTCTTCAACGGCTTGCGCTCTCGCTTTTAACAAAGTCATCGAGTCTTGCAGTATGCCGAACTCGGTCCCTAGTTGCTCGGGCGTTTGTTTGTGCATCGCGTACTCGGTGCGTGCAAAGTCCGCCAAAGCGTACGAGGCAAGCGTGGCGCCTTGGCACTCTGCGATCGCGGGGCAGTCGCGGCAATGCTTCCCCGGCGTTAGCGTTGGACTAGTGCCGAGCGCCTCGTAAGCTTGCGCGCTCAGTTGGTTATAATAACCGCGAAGCTCGGCGGCGTTGACGACCCACTCTTCGACCGCCCCGCCGGCCTTATAGGCGAACGGTTGTACGACTCGGTGATGAACCGTTATATGCTGCTCTGCTTGTCCGTCAATTTCTAACCGGTTTATGATCCCCTTAGTGTAATCGATTAGTTGAAGGTTACAGACCGCCGATACGTGCCGGTGTCCGTGCTTATACTCCCATAAAAACAAATGACCTTTGGCGTGAATCCACATGAAAGCGTCTAACGTCCCCCAGTTCTCGGGGTGGATGTCGGGCATGTAGAGACGTTGCTCGACTTCTATGAGCTGTAAGCCCCCGAACTCTTGCGCAACGTGCAGAACGTCGGAGACGTAAACCGCCGCCCCTTCGGCCATTTCCTCGTCGATGGTTATGCCGTTTGGTGCTTTTTTACCGATCCATTCGTATGGAGACGGGCACCCCCCGTCGGAAGACTTGTAGCGCTCTAAGACCTCGGAGCCGACCCAATGCGCCGCCGTGCCGATCTCCGCTTCCGGCGTCGTAAAGTCGGGGTAGCTCAGACCGGCACGTACCGACCCGGCGCAATGCCCCCAAACGGGGGCGGAGCTAGGCGCGAGGACCGCGTGTTCTTCCATTATGCTAGATACTCGTAAACTTCGCGTACTTTGTCGCCCGTCGCGTCTTGCACTAAGTCAATTGTTGAAAGGTTAAGAGCTTTGAAAGCCGCTTCTAAGTGGTGCGCCTCATAGTTGCCGGCCGTTTGTTGGTTAGCAAACCAAGACATAAGCTCAGCGAAGTTCTTCGGCTCGTTTGCGTCGGCTACCGGCGTCTTTTTGAAAGCGTTGGCGGCTTTTTGAGGGTCCGGGGCGGGCTCGTCTTTGGGAGTTTCTTGCTCGTGATTAAGGAGTAGTTGTGCGGCGTACCATTCTTCGTATACGCCCTCAACTAGGCCTTTGCGCTTTTTCCATTGGCCTTTTTGCTTGCCGCTCGCGTAGAACGGGATCGCAGCCTCACCGCAAAACTTATCATCAAACGCTACAAGCTTTTCGTCGACGCGCTCCTCAGCCTTGCCGACTTGCTCATAAGCGCCGTGACTATCGCCGCGCGTTTGTGTCTCGCCGGGCTTTGGGTCGGGGGTATGTTGGTAAAGATTGTCGCGTTCTTCGGTTTTAGCTTCCTCTGTGCGCGTGTCCGCGGGGTTAAAAGCCTTGCGAAAGCTATCGGCTAGGACTACGTCCGAGGCTTTGAGGCTTACTTTTACCTGTTCGCCGTCCAGCCCGTCCAGCCCTTCGCCTTGACCGATAGCGATAAGCGCTCGCCCTATTGCTAGCGCTATATCTGATCGGTCGGAGGGAAATTCTATTTTAATCATCTTTTGATCCTTTGGTTTGTTGTTGACTGGCCCCGACATTAATGCTAATTTTCCAACTTGTCAACTAATTAATTAAAAGTAAAAGTATGAAAGACGCGACGCACTTCCTACACCCACATCATTTTAAAGTTAGTAAGAACGACGTTTTAATTTGGAAAGCTAAAAAGTGGAATCCTAGCGCGTACAGTGTGCCCGGTTACTTCTTAATGCAACCGGAGCTCGTAGACTTAAACAAAGCGGGAGACGACCCGGCCGCTAAGTTTATGAGGGCGTACGGCTTGCGGCGCTCCCAGGTAAACAAAATGTTATCAGATGGGGTTCTTAAAATTGATTAAATTACACGACGATCAGGCCGAATTTGTCCGCGACATACGAAAGGCTTGGCGGGATCACCGCTCAGTTATGGGCGTGCTCCCCACCGGCGGCGGAAAAACAATTTGCTTTAGTTCGATAGTGCGCGATCACGCCGGTTATGCGGGCGTCGTGGTGCATAGGCGGGAGATTATTAAACAAATAAGCCTTAGCCTTGGCGCTTTTGACATTAAGCACAGGATCGTCGCGCCGCCTGCAGTTGTCGCGATTGTCCGCCGGGCGCACATGAAAAAGTTCGGCAAAAGCTTTGTTGATCCGCACGCCCTTGTCGGCGTCGCATCCACTCAGACTTTGGCGAGTAAGTCAACAGAAAGTAATCAACTCGTCATGCGGTGGATCAATCAGTGCGATTTAGCGGTATTTGACGAAGGCCATCATTATGTCGGCGACGGTTCGTGGGGTAAAGCGGTTAAATTGTTTGATCACGCCGAGCGCTTGCTGTTTGTCTCCGCGTCCCCCGACCGAGCAGACGGTAAGCCGCTCAGCTTTTGCGACGTGCTCGTAGAAGGCCAAAACACCCAATGGCTGATCGATCATAAGCGGCTTAGCCCGTTTAAATATTACGCGCCCGAGTCTAATCTAGGCGTTGACGACATACCGCTAACGGCCTCCGGCGATTTTAACTCGCGCGCCTTTCGTGCTCAGGTTGTTGAGTCGGACATAGTCGGCGACGTTGTGGCCCAGTACTTAAAGCTCGCTAAGGGCAAAAAGACGATCGTATTTGCGACCGATGTCGAAACCGCTTTTGATATGGCTAACGCTTTTAACGCTCAAGGCGTGCGCGCTTTAGCGCTTCACGGCGGGAGCGAGTCCACCGAACGCGAGCGGGGCTTAGAACTTTTTGAAAGCGGGGACTACGACGTTCTCGTAAATGTAGATCTCTTTGACGAAGGGTTCGACGTGCCTTCGGTCGAGTGCGTGATCCAAGGGCGGCCCACGATGTCGATCATTAAATTTTTGCAGCAATGCGGGCGGGGTCTTCGCGTACTTAAGGGCAAAAAGTATGCAATTTTGATCGACATGGTGCGCAACTGGGAGCGCCACGGCCTACCGTCGTTCCCTCGTACCTGGACGCTAGACGGTAGGGCGAAAGGCGAAGGCAACGAGCGCGACGCTGAGCCTTTGTCGTTGTGCTTGGTTTGCACTCAGCCGTTCCCGGCATATCTTAAGGCGTGCACGATTTGCGGAGCTGAACGAGTACCGGCCGGCCGAGGCTCACCCAGCCAGGTCGACGGCGATCTGTTTGAACTTGATGTGGCCGCACTGCAAGCGCTCTTTAAGAAGATAGACGAGGCCAACCTGAGCGACGCCGACTACCAGCGCGATCAGATAGCGCGCAACATACCCGAGATCGGACGCGGGCCAGACTTAAAGCGCTATCAGGCGGCAAAGTATCGGCGCCAAGTACTTGAAAATTTGATCGGGTGGTGGGTAGGGTCTCAGCCTAAAAGCCGGGAGCTCGCGGAGATACAACGCCGGTTTTACGCTCGTATGGGGGTCGACATGGCGACCGCTAAAACGCTAAACGCAAAGGATACGGACGCGCTGATCAAGAAACTTGAAATTAATTTCACAAAAGACTTGCACTAGTGCGCGAACGCGTGCACAATGTACCCACTCAAGCAAACAACCAAAGCGAAAAACATTATGACTAATTTACAAAAAATCAAATCAGTAGCTAAAGAAGCCGGCCTGTTATTTATACGTCAAAAAGCGACAAGCGGCGGCGCATGGCTTTACAACTTTGAAGATGAATTTGGAATTGCCGTGGCTAGCAATTGGACGATAGCAAGCGCAATAAATGAGCATAAATGCGGCGACCTTCTCGCTAAGATTTCTTAACCACTAGCCCTTCGGGGCTACCATCTCACAATCTAAATAGGAAATAATTATGGAAACTTACGTTCAAATCTCGTTTTGGCTTAACCTCATATGCGTAGCGATCAACATGATATTAATTTGCTCGGTTGAGTACCCTAAAACTAAAAAAGAGACCCTCGGCGAAAAAGTGTTTATGGTTTTGCTCGGGGCAGGGTTTACCGTTTGGGGTGGGGTTTTGCTTTTTGGAAGCTAATCGACTAGCCCTTCGGGGCT